ATGGCACTGAATATTCCATTCAGAAATGCGTACTATCGTTTTGCATCCAGTTACTCATTTCTCTTTTTTATTTCCTGGTCGCTGTGGTGGTCGTTATACGCTATTTGGCTGAAAGGACATCTAGGGTTGACAGGGACGGAATTAGGTACACTTTATTCGGTCAACCAGTTTACCAGCATTCTATTTATGATGTTCTACGGCATCGTTCAGGATAAACTCGGTCTGAAGAAACCGCTCATCTGGTGTATGAGTTTCATCCTGGTCTTGACCGGACCGTTTATGATTTACGTTTATGAACCGTTACTGCAAAGCAATTTTTCTGTAGGTCTAATTCTGGGGGCGCTATTTTTTGGCTTGGGGTATCTGGCGGGATGCGGTTTGCTTGATAGCTTCACCGAAAAAATGGCGCGAAATTTTCATTTCGAATATGGAACAGCGCGCGCCTGGGGATCTTTTGGCTATGCTATTGGCGCGTTCTTTGCCGGCATATTTTTTAGTATCAGTCCCCATATCAACTTCTGGTTGGTCTCGCTATTTGGCGCTGTATTTATGATGATCAACATGCGTTTTAAAGATAAGGATCACCAGTGCGTAGCGGCAGATGCGGGAGGGGTAAAAAAAGAGGATTTTATCGCAGTTTTCAAGGATCGAAACTTCTGGGTTTTCGTCATATTTATTGTGGGGACGTGGTCTTTCTATAACATTTTTGATCAACAACTTTTTCCTGTCTTTTATGCAGGTTTATTCGAATCACACGATGTAGGAACGCGCCTGTATGGTTATCTCAACTCATTCCAGGTGGTACTCGAAGCGCTGTGCATGGCGATTATTCCTTTCTTTGTGAATCGGGTAGGGCCAAAAAATGCATTACTTATCGGAGTTGTGATTATGGCGTTGCGTATCCTTTCCTGCGCGCTGTTCGTTAACCCCTGGATTATTTCATTAGTGAAGTTGTTACATGCCATTGAGGTTCCACTTTGTGTCATATCCGTCTTCAAATACAGCGTGGCAAACTTTGATAAGCGCCTGTCGTCGACGATCTTTCTGATTGGTTTTCAAATTGCCAGTTCGCTTGGGATTGTGCTGCTTTCAACGCCGACTGGGATACTCTTTGACCACGCAGGCTACCAGACAGTTTTCTTCGCAATTTCGGGTATTGTCTGCCTGATGTTGCTATTTGGCATTTTCTTCTTGAGTAAAAAACGCGAGCAAATAGTTATGGAAACGCCTGTACCTTCAGCAATATAGACGTAAACTTTTTCCGGTTGTTGTCGATAGCTCTATATCCCTCAACCGGAAAATAATAATAGTAAAATGCTTAGCCCTGCTAATAATCGCCTAATCCAAACGCCTCATTCATGTTCTGGTACAGTCGCTCAAATGTACTTCAGATGCGCGGTTCGCTGATTTCCAGGACATTGTCGTCATTCAGTGACCTGTCCCGTGTATCACGGTCCTGCGAATTCATCAAGGAATGCATTGCGGAGTGAAGTATCGAGTCACGCCATATTTCGCTATCAGGATTCTGTGTGATGGTTACATCGCCCGGCCCAGGGCTGTTTAGTCATCAGCGCTTTCTGACAGTGCTGAGATTTCAACCTGTTGCAGTAAAAATGAGTAGATATAAGGCAAGTGTGCTGCCAAACCCATCTTTTACGGGGTGAAGGTAGATTTCGTTTGAAGGGTATCTGGTGTCCCCTGCAGACATCTACTTGAGGCAGCAGGGGATTGATTGGAATGGTGTTTTTTAGGTGTGAGAAATATTTTACCCGCTATTTTACCCATTGGCGCGGCTTAAGAGCTTATTTTTGAATTCACAATGGTCACGATATAACCATCTTGCTCGACCGTGGATAACTTTGGCTTTTGGCAGGTCGCCGGACTTAATCCGGTCGTAGATGAAGGTTTTACCAAAGCCAGTATCGGCCATGATGAATTTCAAATCAACCAGTGAATCAGGTTGTAGTTCGTGTTGCATGAGTGCTATCTCCGAATAGGGAATCGAACCTGCAAATCAGGCAAGAAAAAACCGCCATCAGGCGGCTTGGTGTTCTTTCAGTTCTTCAATTCGAATATTGGTTACATTGTTTTCATATATGAATAAATAAATTAGCTTTTTTCGTTGCCTTCGCGTTCTTTATTAATTTTGACAAAATCGTTTTTACCACGCTCTCCAAATGCGTCTTTAGAGTCGTTGTATCCGCAATCGCAGCACACATAATCATCAGACCATCCACGCATTGTTTTTTCTTTTGCAATATTTCCAGAACCGCATTTTGGACAAGACATATCACTACCTCCAAAGCATGAGAGAGATGACAACGTAACATTGATTGGAGATTAACAATAGATTGCTGATGTAAAAGATATGTATAAGCTTAGCTATCAAAGGGGAGGCTCTGGTAGCGGCATCCAGTGTGACGGTTTCCACGACGCACCAGGAATTATCCACCCATCATTAGCGTCAGGATGCCCCGGGATGTAAGTCGCCCATTTCATTCGCCAGTCACCTTTCCTGTCAAACTCCCTGGCAACAAGAACGGCTGTTTTGGTATCCGGCATTCGCTCACTACAGCTTATCCAACCATCAGGAGTTACCGGAGAGTTGCCGGGTTCTTTAATGTGCAAGCGAGGCTCACCATCTTTTGGCTCAGGCCACTGGCGCTCCATGTTGATCTTCAATTTATCTTCCATAGCAACGTTAATTTCAGCATCGCTGATGCCAGCACGGCGCTGTGCATCCCACAACAGAAACTGCATATCAGCCCACTCGCTAAGATCGTCTGGTTCGGCTGCGGCTTCCAGTGCCTCTTTTGAGAGATGTTTCAGCGGACCAATGGGGCCAACGCAGCCAAATGTGGAGTCAGACCATTTGGCATGCTCGTGGCGAATCTGTTCGCGTTCCAGTGATGCCAGCGCAATTCGTGCCAGTTCTTCCGCTTCTTCTGCTGGCAGTACAACGTTGCTACCCGGTCCGTATGTTTCGCGCCACTGCTTGATTGTCAGTAGTCGATCTTTGGTTATAGCGCTCATATCACTCTCCTTTGATGCGAATGCCAGCGGCGCGCTCGGCTTCACTTTGTTCCCAAAACCACTTGTGAAGCTCCATGAGATTTTCGTCAATCGGTGCATATTTGCGATTAAAGTAGGCCTGAGCATCTTTCTCAGATTCGTCCGGTAATTCGCCAGGGCCAAACAGTGTGTTATAAATCCATGCCAGTCCGCTCTTAGCGTCGCCAGTTGCCTGCCATTCGATAATGGCAGCCTGCATGACCAGAATGTTTTTCCCGATTAATAGGTCCAGTTCTTTGTACCGGTTGCGGATGTATGCATTCTCGCTTTGTAATTTTGCGTTGCGCTTTTCTGAGGCTTCAAGTAACGCCTGCTTATCGCGTAGAGCTTCTTCCAGTTCAGCAACATGGCATTCACTATCAATAAGGTTGTTCTCTGCTGCTTCAAGCTCAACACGCAGCTTCCCAACCGTAAGCGCAATCTCCTCGTTCTCCTGGTCGCGGCGTTTGATGTATTGCTGGTTTCTTTCCCGTTCATCCAGCAGTTCCAGCACGGTAGCCGGGTTAGCCTCTGCTATGAATTCAGCGTTTGCATAAGCCTGAGCATCTGTTTCAACCAGGCAGTTAACGTGACATTCTGCAATCACGCCACCGGGTTCTCCTTTCCATTTTTGACAAACAAAAACTCCTGTTAAATTGCCATGCCGATTAACAGATGTATGCCCTACGATGTAGCTTCCTTTAGTTGCTTTTTCTGCCTTTTCACGCAGTGCCTGATAATTAATTTCGCTCACTTCGAACCTCTCTGTTTACTGATAAGCTCCAGATCCTCCTGGCAACTTGCACAAGTCCGACAACCCTGAACGGCCAGGCGTCTTCGCTCATCTATGGGATCGCCACACTCACAACAATGAGTGGCAGATATAGCCTGGTGGTTCAGGCGGCGCATTTTTATTGCTGTGTTGCGCTGTAATTCTTCAATTTCTGATGCTGAATCAATGATGTCTGCCATCTTTCATTAATCCCTGAATTGTTGGTTAATACGCTTGAGGGTGAATGCGAATAATAAAAAAGGAGCCTGTAGCTCCATGATGATTTTGTTTTTCATGCTCACCGTTCCTTAAAGACGCCGTTTAACATGCCGATCGCCAGGCTTAAATGAGTCGGTGTGAATCCCATCAGCGTTACCGTTTCGCGGTGCTTCTTCAGTACGCTACGGCAAATGTCATCGACGTTTTTATCCGGAAACTGCTGTCTGGCTTTTTTGATTTCAGAATTAGCCTTACGGGCAATGCTGCGAAGGGCGTTTTCCTGCTGAGGTGTCATTGAACAAGTCCCATGTCGGCAAGCATAAGCACACAGAATATAAAGCCCGCTGCCAGAAGAATGCATTCAGTGGTTGTCATACCTGGTCTCTCTCATCTGCTTCTGCTTTCGCCACCATCATTTCCAGCTTTTGTGAAAGGGATGCGGCTAACGTATGAAATTCTTCGTCTGTTTCTACTGATATTGGCACAAACCTGACTCCAATTTGAGCAAGGCTATGTGCCATCTCAATGCTCGTTCTTAACTCAACAGGAGATGCTTTGTGCATACAGCCCCTCGTTTATTATTTATCTCCTCAGCCAGCCGCTGGGCTTTCAGTGGATTTTGGATAACAGAAAGGCCGGGAAATACCCAGCCTCGCTTTGTAACGGAGTAGACGAAAGTGATCGTGCCTACGCGGATATTATCGTGAGGATGCTTCATCGCCATTGCTCCCCAAATACAAAACCAATTTCAGCCAGTGCCTCGTCCATTTTTTCGATGAACTCCGGCACCATCTCGTCAAAACTCGCCATGTAATTTTCATCCCGCTCAACCACGACATAATGCAGGCCTTCACGCTTCATTCGTGGGTCATAGTTGGCAAAGTACCAGGCATCTTTTCGCGTCACCCACATGCTGTACTGCACCTGGGCCATGTAAGCCGACTTTATGGCCTCGAAACCACCGAGCCGGAATTTCATGAAATCCCGGGAGGTAAACGGGCATTTCAGCTCAAGGCCGTTGCCGTCACTGCATAAACCATCGGGAGAGCAGGCGGTGCGCATACTTTCGTCGCGATAGATGATCGGGGATTCAATAACATTTACGCCGGAAGTGAACTCAAACAGGGTTCTGGCGTCGTTCTCGTACTGTTTTCCCCAGGCCAGCGCTTTAGCGTTAACTTCCGGAGCCACACCGGTGCAAACCTCAGCCAGCAGGGTGTGGAAGTAGGATATTTTCATGTCAGGCCACTTCTTTCCTGATCGGGGCTTTGCTATCACGTTGTGAACTTCTGAAGCGGTGATGACGCCGAGCCGTAATTTGTGCCATGCATCATCCCCCTGTTCGACAGCTCTCACGTCGATCCCGGTACGCTGCAGGATAATGTCCGGTGTCATGCTGCCACCTTCTGCTCAGTGGCTTTCTGTTTCAGGAATCCAAGAGCTTTCACTGCTTCGGCCTGTGTCAGTTCTGACGATGCGCGAATGTCGCGGCGAAATATCTGGGAACAGAGCGGCAATAAGTCGTCATCCCATGTTTTATCCAGGGCGATCAGCAGAGTGTTAATCTCCTGCATGGTTTCATCGTTAACCGGAGTGATGTCGCGTTCTGGCTGACGTTCTGCAGTGTATGCAGTATTTTCGACAATGCGCTCGGCTTCATCCTTGTCATAGATACCAGCAAATCCGAAGGCCAGACGGGCACACTGAATCATGGCTTTATGCCGTAACATCCGTTTGGGATGCGACTGCCACGGTCCGGTGATTTCTCTGCCTTCGCGGGTTTTGAATGGTTCGCGGCGGCATTCATCCATCCATTCGGTAACGCAGATCGGATGATTACGGTCCTTGCGGTAAATCCGGCATGTACAGGATTCATTGTCCTGCTCAAAGTCCATGCCATCAAACTGCTGGTTTTCATTGATGATGCGGGACCAGCCATCAACGCCCACCACCGGAACAATGCCGTTCTGCTTATCAGGGAAGGCGTAAATTTCTTTCGTCCACGGATTAAGGCCGTACTGGTTGGCGACGATCAGCAATGCGATGAACTGCGCATCGCTGGCATCACCTTTAAATGCCGTCTGGCGAAGAGTGGTGATCAGTTCCTGTGGGTCGACAGAATCCATGCCGACACGTTCAGCCAGCTTCCCAGCCAGCGTTGCGAGTGCTGTACTCATCCGTTTTATACCTCTGAATCAATATCAACCTGATGGTGAGCAATGGTTTCAACCATGTACCGGATGTGTTCTGCCATGCGCTCCTGAAACTCAACATCGTCATCAAACGCACGGGTAATGGCTTTTTTGCTGGCCCCGTGGCGTTGCAAATGACCGATGCATAGCGATTCAAACAGGTGCTGGGGCAGGCCTTTTTCCATATCGTCTGCCAGTTCTGCCTCTTTCTCTTCACGGGCGATCTGCTGGTAGTGACGCGCCCAGCTCTGAGCCTCAAGACGATCCTGAATGTAATAAGCGTTCATGGCTGAACTCCTGAAATAGCTGTGAAAATATCGCCCGCGAAATGCCGGGCTGATTAGGAAAACAGGAAAGGGGGTTAGTGAATGCTTTTGCTTGATCTCAGTTTCAGCATTAATATCCATTTTTTATAAGCGTCGACGGCTTCACGAAACATCTTTTCATCGCCAATAAAAGTGGCGATAGTGAATTTAGTCTGGATAGCCATAAGTGTTTGATCCATTTTTTGGGACTCCTGGCTGATTAAGTATGTCGATAAGGCGTTTCCATCCGTCACGTAATTTACGGGTGATTCGTTCAAGTAAAGATTCGGAAGGGCAGCCAGCAACAGGCCACCCTGCAATGGCATATTGCATGGTGTGCTCCTTATTTATACATAACGAAAAACGCCTCGAGTGAAGCGTTATTGGTATGCGGTAAAGCCGCGCTTAGGCGGCTGATGTTTCTTCTTTCAGGCTTTCGAGATATTTACGTGGGTCGTCGTAACATTGGCATTCGCTGTACCAATCCACCCAGCGATCAGTAAGCCCCATCTCTGATAAATCTTCATCGGTAAGGCTCTCATCCCACATCTCAAGGCCGTTAGCATTGCAGTAATCAGGCTTGATGTTGTTGTCATACTGAAAGGCGTCATAATCAGCCAGTGCGTCCATCAGACGAACACCCTCTTCAACACTTGCCACTTCTACAATGAACGGCTTCATAGGTACTTGCGGGATATGCCAGACACGTAATTTCATATATCCTCCGTCAAAAAAATTGCCCTCACACTGGAGGGCAAAGAAGATTTCCAATAATCAGAACAAGTCGGCTCCTGTTTAGTTACGAGCGACATTGCTCCGTGTATTCACTCGTTGGAATGAATACACAGTGCTTATTCGTACTAATAAAATACCCAATTTTCTGTTTCTTGGTTATGTCCAAAGTTATATTCAATATCTGGTGTTGATGTATCAATATTTTTCATCCCATCAACAAGAGTTGATACAACAGCCAAATCTTGTTTTATTCTCATTAAATGGTATTTCTTCCGGCGCAATAAACTTTCAATAGCAAGTTTCTTCGTTGGGAATGCAAAAGATCTTTCTGCATTTTTTGCTACTTTCTTAATTGCATATCTATTTCTCCTTTGTTTCCATTCCTGTAACCACTGATTTGGTGCTGGTTTAAAATTAACAATCCAATGCGCAGGAACCAACCATGCATAATGCTCTGTCTGATGAAAAGCTATATATTGAAGTGCGAATATTTTTATCCCATCTTCTTCAACTGTCGCCTGGAATCTCCAGAAAACAGGCATTCCATCATGTTCAGTTTCTAATTCAGGAAAAGGTACGCTCCATGATTTTGTCATATCTCACCTCAAATAAGTGGTTTGCTGCCTAATTTCATTTTCTGGCGACCAACACAAGTCACCTCGCCGTCAGTTGTTTGGATTTCCGGTAGCCTGCCGCGTAAATGGCTACGTTTGGAAGACATACACCAGTTTCTGGTTGCTTATGTCCAAACTCATTCGCGTACACAATGGCCGCTCGCTCCAGATTGCGTCTGTATTCTTTCTGTTGCCAGATCACGTCCTGTGCCATGAACTTAATTGGCTTAGCGTCTTCTATACGCTCAGGCGTTTCGTGAGTACCTTTAGCCTGAATCTGCGCTCTGCTTAGAGTAGGGCGGTGTAATACTTCTGAACTTATTGCTTCTTCGCGGGCCAGTACGCCGTTAGCTAATGCCTTTACCTTTAAACGCTCACGACGACGAGAACGTGAATTGCCTTTGAACTGAGTTCTGCGTGTCATATAGACCTCCTGATGAACTTTGGTGGTGTGGTAGGTGGGAGACCCATTTCGACCTGTTTCGGCCTACTTCAATTCGGCAATAGTCCCGCAGGCCTCGCCGCTTTACGTGCGACATATTCCCGTCCATGAACCCTTCACCACACCCCAAAGTTCACTTTGGTTATTGCGCTTTGTCAGCGCCGTAGATTCATATTCGAATCGTTGTATATTCACCGCCCTGGTGAGTAGTGCGTCCTGCTGATGTGTTTAGTATCACCGCCAGTGGTATTTGTGTCAACACCGCTAGAGATAATTCATCACCGCAGATGGTTATCTGTATGTTTTTTATATGAATTTATTTTTTGCAGGGGGGCATTGTTTGGTAGGTGAGAGATCAGAATTGCACTGTTTAGCAAGTTGTATCTATCAATTTTTCAATAAATACAATGAGTTATGTTTTTTTAGGTGGGGGATCGCGAGGCAAAGAAAACCCGGCGCTGAGGCCGGGCTAGATTTTAAAGTATTTATCTTTTAGAGATGTAGATGTAAAACTTTTCGCCTTTGAAAATTTTTTGTCATCAGAAGGGCTTATGAACTCATCTTTTTTGTAGGGAACCGCTAATGCTGCATCACGTCTGCGAGGCAGCTTGCTTACTTCCTCGCGCTTTTTCATGATCAGTTATCCTTTAATAACCTATACAGTTTTGTAGGGGTACATCCTGAGGATATTGTTAAGTTCGTAGCACGCCTTTTCCGCCCATCATCGTATAAACGAAAACCAGTAGTAGACGAATTTTCTGCGTCAAAAACTATAGACAGTATAGCGTCCCCAGACTTTTTTTGCCATTCGCATGTGCCGTTAGTTGGTTTCGTCATCTGTAGACGCCAGTCAAGAACGCCATCACTTATAGCTGAGAGATCGTTTAGTACATCTAGTACGGATTGATATCTTTCATTTGGATCTACATGAATGCATTTGTTCACTATTGTTATTAATTTTTTATGTATATGGGGAGGATACTCTTTTAATGGATAGCAGCCATTAATTATCGACTCTCTGAGTTGTTCAATCGTGCTAAATGCAGATCTTTCTCTTTCAAAATTATCATGTCCAACACACATTCTATATATGGTTAATCCTGCCTGATATATGTCATATGTGAAATTATAATCATTTGTTGATAAAGAAAAATATTCCGGTGGCACATGAAAATGATATCCAAACTCAGGCGCAGCTCTCGATTCCTCATTGACTAACTGAGATAATCCAAAGTCAGATAGCATGGCCTCATTTCTGTTTGATATCATAATGTTATTAGGTTTTATATCAAAATGCATAAGACCTTTTGAGTGTATATGATAAAGTCCACTTAAAAATTGAATGGAATACCGTATTATCTCCCTGCTTGTAAGATTATTTTTTTTCATTAATTGGTTTAGCGAACCATTATGATAAAATGGCATGGCTATATAGATATTGCTCTCACATTGAGCAGCATACTGAACTTGCACAATATTTGGATGTGCATGTTTATAGAGAAGCCTTGCTTCATTAAAGTAGTCGTCGTGGTTAGTGTTTTCTTTTTTTTCTATTTCTTTAATCACCAAGTCATGAGCTAGGTGTCTGTCATGAGCCAGATATACTTTTGAAAAACAACCCTGTTCTTCTAGATCACTAATCCATTCGAATTCTACATCAGCTCTTTTGTATGGAGTTAGCATCCCCTTACCTCCGCAGATAGTGCAGCCAAAACAGCTTCATTTGTTTCAGTTGTAAAACCAGAATTATCGATTCCATTTATATTGCGGTGTGACTTCAATATTTCTTTATACTCGATCTCTGTTAGGTTCAATGATGATTTCATGCCAGATTTTCTAATAGTGTAATATTTTCTTACATCACTGCTTGAAAATGCTTCTTGAATAACAGCTTCTATATAAAGGCGGTCAATGCTAAGATTATCAGAGTTTGATTCAGTAACGCGTATGGCAGCTAATTCAACATTATATAAATTAAGAATGTCGAGGATGTTATTTCTCACATACTTTAATTTTTCTGGTGTGTCTAAGGTCGAAGGTATTTTAATGACATCAACACATTTGAGTGCAGACTCATTAGTGCAATATACAACAAAAGATGTAACTTTGGGCGCCGCTCTAACACCTAGTATTCTCATTTTTTATATCCTATTTTAGAATCAGGCCGCATCTCTGCGACCATCCATCATCCAAACGTCTCTTCACTCATCCGAAGAAGCAGCAATCCGGGTCAGCACGCACAAGCTCAAGCGCATCAGTCAGCGAAAGTTCAGTACTGTACTGATGCCATTTCATATCCTTCCGCATCCAATAGATTTTCCATCTATCCAGAGAACGTATGTACTTGATTCTTGCTGATGGCAGGATGTTTGTTTCACCTGGGTTGCCCTGCCACACGGGGCGCTGTTCGCCGATATCTATCGTTTGGTCATTGATGCTATAAACAATATCCAGTTCATTGCGGATATGTTCAGGCGGCCTTATGCTTTCAATGAATTGGTGAACTTCTTTTTTGACCGCTTGATATTCAAGGTCAGTGAACGCCATCTATCCTCCTCACCCAAACGTCTCTTCAGGCCACTGGCTGGCGATAACTTTCCCCACAACGGAACAACTCTCATTGCATGGGATCATTGGGTATTGTGGGTTTAGTGGCTGTAGAAACACCTGACCGCTATCCCTGATCAGTTTCTTGAAGGTAAACTCATCACCCCCAAGTCTGGCTATGCAGAAATCACCTGGCTCAACAGCCTGCTCAGGGTCAACAAGAATTAACATCCCGTCAGGAAAACTGGGTTTGGAACCTGTTGGTGCGGTCATTGAGTTACCTTCAACCTCAAGCCAAAATGCAGAATCACTGGCTTTTTTGGTTGTGCTTACCCATCTCTCCGCATCACCTTTGGTAAAGGTTCTAAGCTCAGGCGAGAACATCCCGGCCTGAACATGAGAAAAAACAGGGTACTCATACTCACTTCTAAGTGACGGCTGCATACTAACCGCTTCATACATCTCGTAGATTTCTCTGGCGATTGAAGGGCTAAATTCTTCAACGCTAACGTTGAGAATTTTTGCAAGCAATGCTGCGTTATAAGCATTTAATGCATTGATGCCATTAAATAAAGCACCAACACCTGACTGCCCCATCCCCATCTTGTCTGCGACAGATTCTTGGGATAAGCCAAGCTCATTTTTCTTTTTTTCATAAATAGCTTTAAGGCGACGTGCGTCCTCAAGCTGCTCTTGTGTTAACGGTTTCTTTTTTGCGCTCATGCATTAAATCTATCACCGCAAGGGATAAATATCTAACACCGTGCGTGTTGACTATTATACCTCTAGCGGTGATAATGATTGCCTGTACTAAGGAGGTTGTATGGAACAACGCATAACCCTGAAAGATTATGCAATACGCTTTGGGCAAACCAAGGCGGCTAAAGATCTCGGCGTATATCAAAGCGCGATTAACAAGGCCATTCATGCAGGCCGAAAGATTTTTTTAACTATAAACGCTGATGGAAGCGTTTATGCGGAAGAAATAAAGCCCTTCCCAAGTAACAAAAAAACAACTGCATAAGTAACACCGCTCTTTTCACAATGGACATTCGTCCTACGTCGCTGACAAAGCGAGTCCCAATATATCTGACCAACTAAGGCCATATGCGTTTCCACGCATACCTTTCAACTAGCTATTCACTATTGGAAATCTTAAGAAATGGAACAAACAAGTTACAGCAAACTATCACAGCGAGAAATTGATCGCGCTGAAACTGATTTACTCATCAACCTGTCAACGCTTACACAGCGCGGTCTGGCAAAGATGATTGGCTGTCATGAATCGAAGATAAGCAGAACGGACTGGCGGTTTATTGCTTCGGTCTTGTGTGCTTTCGGAATGGCATCAGACATCAGTCCGATTAGCAGGGCTTTTAAGTATGCGCTTGATGAAATCACAAAGAAAAAATCCCCGGCTGCCACCGAGGATTTTAAGCAAATTGATATGCAATTCTGAGGGAATTACTGGATCAATCTACAGGAGTCATTATGACAAATACAGCAAAAATACTCAACTTCGGCAGAGGTAACTTTGCCGAACAGGAGCGTAATGTGGCAGATCTCGATGATGGTTACGCCAGACTATCAAATATGCTGATTGAGGCTTATTCAGGCGCAGATCTGACCAAGCGACAGTTTAAAGTGCTGCTTGCCATTCTGCGTAAAACCTATGGGTGGAATAAACCAATGGACAGAATCACCGATTCTCAACTTAGCGAGATTACAAAGTTACCTGTCAAACGGTGCAATGAAGCCAAGTTAGAACTCGTCAGAATGAATATTATCAAGCAGCAAGGCGGCATGTTTGGACCAAATAAAAACATCTCAGAATGGTGCATCCCTCAAAACGAGGGAAGTTCCCCTAAAATGAGGGACATCCCTCAAAACGAGGGAAAATCCCCTAAAACGAGGGATAAAACATCCCTCAAATTAGGGGATTGCTATCCCTCAAAACAGGGGGACACAAAAGACACTATTACAAAAGAAAAAAGAAAAGATTATTCGTCCGAGAATTCTGGCGAATCCTCTGACCAGCCAGAAAACGATCTTTCTGTGGTTAAACCGGATGCTGCAATTCAGAGCGGCAGCAAGTGGGGAACAGCAGAAGACCTGACCGCCGCAGAGTGGATGTTTGACATGGTGAAGACCATCGCACCATCAGCCAGAAAACCGAATTTTGCAGGGTGGGCTAACGATATCCGCCTGATGCGTGAACGTGACGGACGTAACCACCGCGACATGTGCGTGCTGTTCCGCTGGGCATGCCAGGACAACTTCTGGTCCGGTAACGTGCTAAGTCCGGCCAAACTCCGCGACAAGTGGACCCAACTCGAAATCAACCGTAACAAGCAACAGGCTGGCGTGACAGCTGGAAAACCAAAACTCGACCTGACAAACACTGACTGGATTTACGGGGTGGATTTATGAAAAACATCGCCGCACAGATGGTTAACTTTGACCGTGAGCAGATGCGTCGGATCACCAACAACATGCCGGAACAGTACGACGAAAAGCCGCAGGTACAACAGGTAGCGCAGATCATCAACGGTGTGTTCAGCCAGTTACTGGCAACTTTCCCGGCGAGTCTGGCTAACCGGGACCAGAACGAACTGAATGAAATCCGCCGCCAGTGGGTTCTGGCTTTCCGGGAAAACGGGATCACCTCGATGGAACAGGTTAACGCAGGAATGCGCGTAGCCCGTCGGCAGAATCGACCATTTCTTCCATCACCCGGGCAGTTTGTTGCATGGTGCCGGGAAGAAGCATCCGTTATCGCCGGACTGCCAAACGTCAGCGAGCTGGTTGATATGGTTTACGAGTATTGCCGGAAGCGAGGCCTGTATCCGGATGCAGAGTCTTATCCGTGGAAATCGAACGCGCACTACTGGCTGGTTACCAACCTGTACCAGAACATGCGGGCCAATGCGCTGACTGACGCGGAATTACGACGCAAGGCTGCCGATGAACTGACCTGTATGACAGCGCGAATTAACCGTGGTGAGACGATACCTGAACCAGTAAAACAACTTCCTGTCATGGGCGGCAGACCTCTAAATCGTGTTCAGGCGCTGGCGAAGATCGCAGAAATTAAAGCTAAGTTCGGACTGAAAGGAGCAAGTGTATGACGGGCAAAGAGGCAATTATTCATTACCTGGGGACGCATAATAGCTTCTGTGCGCCGGACGTTGCCGCGCTAACAGGCGCAACAGTAACCAGCATAAATCAGGCCGCAGCTAAAATGGCACGGGCAGGTCTTCTGGTTATCGAAGGTAAGGTCTGGCGAACGGTGTATTACCGGTTTGCTACCAGGGAAGAACGGGAAGGAAAGGTGAGCACGAACCTGATTTTTAAGGAGTGTCGCCAGAGTGCCGCGATGAAACGGGTATTGGCGGTATATGGAGTTAAAAGATGACCATCTACATCACTGAGCTAATGACAGGCCTGCTGGTAATCGCAGGCCTTTTTATTTGGGGGAGAGGGAAGTGAACGATAGCTACCGACAGTTTGAAAACTGGTGGTCAAAAGACAAAAGCCAGTTCACGGGAGACGATGAATTAAAAGAGTTTGCCTGGGTGATATGGCAGGCATCGCGCTCTGCTATTGAACTGGATATCGACTGGCCCGAATCGAATGACGACCTTTGGAAAGATGGTGAAGAAGGTGCTTATGCGATGGGTTATGAGGATGGGCGTGACAAAACGGTAATTGCAGTAATGAAAGCCATCAGGGCCGCAGGAATCAAAGAAAAGAATTTCGATTAAGCAAATATCACTTCAATAAATCGCTTTTAAGGCATCACAATCGCTCTGTGGTGAGGTAAGCACGTGCAAGGCATGCCGATAAGCAGCGAGAATGAAAAATGCGTCAGAATGCGTTTGAGGAGGTTTTAAGAAATGAGTACGATAGCTGAGCTTGTCAGGGCTAATTTTCGTGAAGAGTTGGTGCGTTGGTATCGGTATCGTTCATCGTCCAGTTTGCCGCTTGATGAGTTGTATGAGCATTCACCTGCCGCACGACGCTATCCGCGTGACCGTGTTCTTCGACGGTTGTTCAAACTCAACAATGAGTTTCAGCGCAACAGAATTATCCGGAGTCTGGATTTTAAGTGAAGGAGCGAGCATGAGCGACCTATCATTAACCCAGCCAAAGCTAAAAGAATGTCCGTTTTGCGGCGGTAATGCTCGTCTGTGGGTTGAGGCCGGAATAAATATTGATGTGTGGGGCTATGCAGAATGTGACCTCTGTGAAGCCAGGGGGGCATGGGCACCATCAGTTGCTGCGGCGGCTGAAAAATGGAACCGGAGAGCAGGAGATGAAGCAAACCTTTCTGCTTCGCAACGAAGCAATCAGAAATAACGCCATAGACGCCATTCTCTCACTACCCATCGACGACAAGTCACCCCACGAAGTCCACGTTAAAGAACCCAAGCGCAGCAAAGCGCAGAATGACCGTATGTGGCCGATGCTGAACGATGTTTCGCGTCAGGTGCTATGGCATGGTCAACGGCTGGCGCCGGAAGACTGGAAAGACCTGTTCACTGCCCTGTGGCTTAAGACCAAAAAACTGGAGCAACGAAGTGTGCCTGGTATCGACGGTGGCGTTGTCATGCTTGGCGTGCGTACCAGCAAAATGCGGAAGGCCAGCATGACTGAGCTTATCGAAATCATGTTCTGGTTCGGCTCAGAGCGCAACGTGCGGTGGAGTGATGACTCCCGGCGAGAGTATGAATGGTCACAACGAAAAGGTAGGGCTGCATGACTATCAAATCAAATACGCCAGCACACGACAAGGACTGCTGGCAAACGCCGCTTTGGCTTTTTGATGCACTGGATATTGAGTTTGGATTCTGGCTGGATTCAGCTGCGAGCGACAAAAATGCTCTGTGCGCTCACTGGCTAACTGAGGCCGACGACGCGCTAAATTCTGAGTGGATAAGCCACGGTGCAATCTGGAATAACCCACCGTACAGCAATATCAGGCCGTGGGTGGAAAAAGCCGCTGAGCAGTGCATACAACAGCGACAGACGGTAGTGATGCTTGTGCCAGAGGATATGTCAGTCGGATGGTTCAGCAAGGCTCTGGAGAGTGTCGACGAAGTTCGCATTATCACTGATGGACGGATTAATTTTATCGAACCATCGACAGGGCTGGAGAAGAAGGGAAACAGCAAAGGCTCCATGCTGCTGATTTGGCGACCGTTCATCAGTCCTCGACGAATGTTTACTACTGTATCCAAAGCGGCATTGATGGCGATCGGGCAGGGCGTCAGGATGGCGGCATGAGGCGACAGCGACGAAGTTTCACCGACATCATCTGCGAAAACTGCAAATACCTTCCAACGAAACGCTACAGAAATAAACGCAAGCCAATCCCAAAAGAATCTGACGTAAAAACCTTCAATTACACGGCTCACCTGTGGGATATCCGGTGGCTAAGACATCGTGCGAGGAAAACAAGGTAATTGACTAAAATCGAAGTTACGAACAAGAAAGCGTCGAGCGGGCTTCAGTGTACACTGAGTGGATTCTATCTAGGCTTAGTGCATACAGAAGATTGCTGGTAAAGGACATGCCAGGCAAAACGATGAGGACTGATATTTATGAAAACATCTGATTTTTTACTGTTCTTGCATGCGGTACAGGAGGGGCTTTGACCGGGCATTTTATCGTGAATATTTTCACTTGGTATTTCTTTGGTTTTAGAGATTACTTCACTCGATGGGTTTTAAATAGTTTTCGTCGGTTTATCGGGTGCAAGCCTGATATGAGAATTTATAAAGATGAAAAGAATTGATTGTTAATGTGTTATGAGGTTTTTTGTTGTGAGTTTGTAATTTGCTTTTATAGAAATACATTAAGTAAATATAATTAAATATTCAAATTGTATATGTATGCGACATGTTGGTGTTTGGTCGCATACACTGTTGAATATTTGGCTAATGTTATATCAATATAGAGTTAAAGTCTAACACAACATAGACTCTCTATATGCTAACGTCTTGACTATAACTGCAATTATTTTTTCATTAACTTCGTTACCCATGCTTAAACGCGAAATATCTTTTTCATGAGTTTTGTTTAAAAATATCAAGAAATTTTTCATTTCGTTTGGTAATGTATTTAGTTCTGTTTCTGAGAATCTTTTTTCATAAATCTCATCGATTTTATGTTTGCATGTTTCTGATTGTGATGTATTTAAAATGGCTCTTTCTCCTTGGGTACAGGAGTTTATAACTTCTTTCAGTATTTGTTTTTGGTCTTCTGGGGATGTTCTTTGTCCATTGAATGCGTAAGATATCCTGTCTTTTGTTTTGAAAAGTGGCATGGTTATATTTTTTGTATGCTGGAGGTCAACACAAAGAGCTATTGCCTGAGTATTTAGTATGTCCGGATTATGGGAGTAAGTTGATCTTTTCAAAGCATTAGCACTTGCTGATGCCCCTTCATATGGATTTTGATGAAATAATAGATTTAGTATGTTTACGATGAATAAAGACATCATTTGTGGTGGTGTGCCTTTCTCAAGAGAGCGCATGATTGCTCCCGATAAAGAGGACATCAGACTTAATCCTTGTGTTAATACCCGCTGGGTGGTTTTAAAGGCCGCTTCTTGCGATATAAATCTCTGAGCAGAATTTGGGTTATCAGAAGAACCATGTTTATAAGCTTTATACCACGAGTCACCTAATATAGCTAAGGCCAATGGTATATCAACATAACTCACTCCCCTACCTATAGTTCTTACTATGCTACCTGTTTTAACTGCTCCATTAAGCATTAACAGTGGTGACATGGTTAGTAATGTACTTGTTAAACATAGAGTAAATCGTGCTATAACCGAACCTGTTATTTTTTTATTACTTATACAATACTTAACTTCATCTATTAGTTTAGGATATTGATAGAATATTGTTGGTGCATGAAATAAAGTTGCTGATAGTAAATCACCAAGTATGCGTACCTGGGTTATATCTAGTGATAATACATTACTTAAGAATGCTTCTGTATTTATTGTTGGAGAAGGTGATGTATATAAAGATGGTTGTTGAGACTGTGAAGGTGATTTGTTATAGTCGCCATTAAAAAATAATGCCTGTATGAGCAAGTGAATGCTGATTCCGCCTCCGGCTCTGAACGCATATGGAAGTATCTGTTCGATTTTATTGTGTATGGCCATATAGGCTTTATAAAAACATCCTGACTGATTATATACCTGATGATATTGATCGTTCAGAACTCTCATAAGATGGAGAACAGTTTCTGCACTCTCATTCTCTTTTGGTATAATTTCATGAATGATGCTGTCCAGTTGATATTTTTGCTTGCATGTTAGGATTTTTGTAATTCTTTCATCGATTTCAATGCATATTGAATTATTTTTATCGGATAATAACAAATCATTTTCCTGTGTATTTGTTTGTATCTCTTGTGGGATATTAATTACCACATCCGTACATGTTCTATCCACCTCATTTGTCTTTATGTTGTCAAGAAAATCATTTAACGTCAGTTGAGAACCCAATTCATTAATGTAGTCCAATGATGACGTAGAAGAGCTATTATCAAGAAAATCGTTCAGAGTGAGCTCGGAGTCGTTTCTTGTTATCGGATATACATTTGTGGAAGCGGCTAATTTAATACTCCGGTTGCTGGAGGTAGAAGCTGTTGGTTCAGAGGTTGACGAACACTGCATGTCAATGCATACATAACCTTTATTTGAAGTTGAATTTGGAATCAAGTTTCCTCCTGAATTAATGGTTTCCATAATACTAACTATTGATAAAAATATTTTGCATTTCATTAAAATAAAAAATCCCATGGAAAATATTTTTTGTTAATTATTACATACAGCACATCAGGTCGTCAATATAGTCTAACTATAGTTATCACCAAAAACTTGCCTCGATTTTAGATTTTTCCAGTATTTGTAGATATTGCACTGAACACCGAATACGTAGCAGAGGGTGTCTACACGATAACGTTCTATGAGCTACCATGTTGTCGAAAAATTGTTTAGTGAGTATGACATCAGGAATGTGGTGGTCTGTTTTAATATTTCTATTTCTATTTCTATTTCTATTTCTATTTCTATTTCTATTTCTATTTCTATTTCTATTTCTATTTCTATTTCTGTTTGTTGTGGTTTTTTCTTTAGTTCATGTATTTCGATTTGTTTCTGAATTATCGGGGGTAGTGTCTTCCCTTTTCCCTGAGGCTTATCATGCAGTTATTTTCGCCATCTTGGTATTGTGGAAATACCGACATCCATAGCTTTGGTGAGCTCTGTTCAGGTGGCCAAATTCAGAAAACCATTACGGAGGAAGAAGGCGATGGCTAAACCAGCGCGAAGACGATGTAACCGTAAAAGAGAAGATTTAACTGTTAAAAGGATATTTGAGTTACTAAGTTTCGATAAATCTACCGGGGTATTTAGATGGAAAGTTCCCACTCAGGGAAGGATAGCATTAAATAGTGTTGCTGGAACTTTTGATTCCAACGGTTATTCAATGATCATGATAGATGGGCGTAGATATAAAACTCACGTCTTAGTTTTTTACATAACTCATAATCGTTGGCCTGCTGGTCAAATTGACCACGTTAATGGAATTAGGACCGACAATAGGCCAGAAAATTTAAGAGAATGCCTGCCAATAGAAAATTCAAGAAATATAAGGATCCGAAAGAATAGCAAATCAGGTTGCAGAGGGGTTACTTGGCACAAACGACAGAAAAAATGGAATGTTAGGCTAGGATTCCATGGCAAGAGTAAACACTTCGGATGCTTTGATGATCTGGAGTTAGCGGTACTAGTTGCTGAAGAAGCCCGAGATAAGTATTACGGTGATTTTTCCGGCAACGAAAGGAGCACTTATGCGAATCTATCGAAGGAAATGTAAATGTTGCAATGAATGGTTTATACCAAAATATCAAAATCAATATTGGTGTAATGAGATTTGTGGAACCAAGATAGCACTCGAACGACGAAGTAAAGAACGCGAAAAAGCGGAAAAAGCAGCAGAGAAGAAACTACGACGAGAGGAGCAGAAACAGAAAGATAAACTGAAGATTCGAAAACTCGCCTTAAAGCCCCGCAGTTACTGGATTAAACAAGCCCAACAAGCCGTAAACGCCTTCATCAGAGAAAGAGACCGCGACTTACCATGTATCTCGTGCGGAACGCTCACGTCTGCTCAGTGGGATGCCGGACATTACCGGACAACTGCTGCGGCACCTCAACTCCGATTTGATGAACGCAATATTCACAAGCAATGCGTGGTGTGCAACCAGCACAAAAGCGGAAATCTCGTTCCGTATCGCGTCGAACTGATTAGCCGCATCGGGCAGGAAGCAGTAGAGGAAATCGAATCAAACCATAACCGCTATCGCTGGACTGTCGAAGAGTGCAGGGCCATCAAGGCGGAGTATCAACAGAAACTTAAAAAACTGCGAAACAGCAGAAGTGAGGTTGCATGAATATCTACGAAAGAATTGATGGCAGCAAATACCGAAATATTTGGGTAGTTGGCGATCTGCACGGATGCTACACGAACCTGATGAAAAAACTGGAGACGATAGGATTCGACACCAAAAAAGACCTGCTTATCTCGGTGGGCGATTTGGTTGATCGCGGTACAGAGAACGTAGAATGCCTGGAATTAATCACATTCCCCTGGTTCAGAGCTGTACGTGGAAACCATGAGCAAATGATGATTGATGGCTTATCAGAGCGTGGAAACGTCAATCACTGGCTGCTTAATGGCGGTGGCTGGTTCTTTAATCTCGATTACGACAAAGAAATTCTGGCTAAAGCTCTTGCCCATAAAGCAGATGAACTTCCGTTAATCATCGAACTGGTGAGTAAAGGAAAAAAATATGTCATCTGCCACGCCGATTATCCTTGTGATAAATACGAGTTTGGAAAGCCAGTTGATCATCAGCAGGTAATCTGGAACCGCGAACGAATCAGCAACTCACAAGACGGGATCGTGAAAGAAATCAAAGGCGCGGACACGTTCATCTTTGGTCATACGCCAGCAGTGAAACCACTCAAATTTGCCAACCAGATGTATATCGATACTGGCGCAGTGTTCTGCGGAAACCTCACATTGATTCAGGTACAGGGAGAAGGCGCATGAGACTCGAAAGCGTAGCTAAATTTCATTCGCCAAAAAGCCCGATGATGAGCGACTCACCACGGGCTACGGCTTCTGACTCTCTTTCTGGTACTGATGTGATGGCTGCTATGGGGATGGCGCAATCACAAGCCGGATTCGGAATGGCTGCATTCTGCGGTAAGCATGAACTCAGCCAGAACGACAAACAAAAGGCTATCAACTATCTGATGCAATTTGCACACAAGGTATCGGGGAAATACCGTGGTGTGGCAAAGCTCGAAGGAAATACTAAGGCAAAGGTACTGCAAGTGCTCGCAACATTCGCTTATGCGGATTATTGCCGTAGTGCCGCTACGCCGGGCGCAAGATGCAGAGATTGCCACGGTACAGGCCGTGCGGTTGATATAGCCAAAACAGAGCAGTGGGGGATAGTTGCTGAGAAAGAGTGCGGAAGATGTAAAGGCGTCGGTTATTCAAGAATGCCAGCAAGCGCCGCATATCGCGCTGTGACGATGCTAATCCCAAACCTTACCCAACCCACCTGGTCACGCACTGTTAAGCCGCTGTATGACGCTCTGGTTGTGCAATGCCACAAGGAAGAGTCAATCGCAGACAACATTTTGAATGCGATCACACGTTAGCGCCATGATTGCCACGGATGGCAACATATTAACGGCATAATATTGACTTTTTGAATAACTTTGGGGAAACTTGACACCAATAATGGGCGTTTTTTACATGTCATTGATGAGTCTCAATAACCTGCCGCCGAGTAGTTTTTATGCTCTGAATTGTATTTGTGTAGTAAACATGCTGACTGCAATGTAATAGAGTTTTTTTAGCCTGTAACCTCTTGACGGCATTGAATTGCTTTTGTTATGAGTTGTAAGCCAATGTTATCATCTTGTATTGGGGTGGTTATGAAGGATGGTGCGCTGCTCAGGAGTTCTTCACTTTTTATTGCCTACATGGGATGCCTTGGATGGGGGAGTGCTTATTTCTATGGATGGGGTACTTCTTTTTACTACGGCTTCCCATGGTGGATTGTAGGTGCAGGTGTTGATGATGTTGCCAGAAGTTTATTTTTTGCAGTTATCGTCATTGCTATATTTCTTATCGGTTGGGGTATTGGTGTTGTATTCTTTTTCGCAGTGAAAAGAAAACATTCTATGCAAGAGCTAAATGTATTTCGCCTTTATTTTGCTGTGGAATTATTGTTTGTGCCGGCAATTATTGAGTTTTCTATATTGAGACAGAAGATTCAGGTACCTCTTTTGCTACTGTCAGCAGCGATTGTGCTGGCGGTTACAATTTCGATAAGATCTTATGGGCGATTTTTATCGGTATCATGCTTCTATGATAAGCCATTTATAAAAAAACATTTTTTTGAGATTGTGATGATTGCTTTTGTGGCATATTTTTGGCTTTTTTCATTTCTGACAGGATATTACAAACCACAGTTTAAGAAAGAATATGAAATGATTAATTATAATGATGGTTGGTATTATGTTCTTGCTCGTTATGATAATTGTCTGGTTTTGTCTACTTCTTTCAATGCAGGTAGTAAAAGGTTTGTCATTTATCAATCAGCACAAGATAAGAATCTTCAGGTTGATATTGTAAGGACCAGAATTTAATTGGCTGCATAAATAATATTTTAAGTTGCAAGTTGGCTATTCGTAGGAATAGAACCTTAGGCATGCTGAATGCGTTTTCTGAACATTGTTTTATAAACTGTGTCTGCTTGCTGTTGTGATCCTGCTTTTAGTGATGGTGATGATGGATTTCACCAGCAGGATAATGTTGGTACTGACTGATGGCGCTCTGGTCTGCGGCATTGTGGTATTGCTGTGGCCGATGATGAAAGAACAGAATGAATAATTCTTGACTTTTTTGTTTACTGCTTATTAAAAAATCAACCGCATGGTGAATCCTCCTTGGAGGGGCTAAATGATCGAGTTTTAAGGGCACGTAGCGAGTTCTGTTTGATCATTGCAGAACTTAGCGGGAGGCGCCATGCGTACATCACTAGTGTTATTCCTTTTATCATTTTCCTTGTGAGTTCTGGCTGCGCATTGCGCAGCCTTTTTTTTATGACCTGCCACTGGCAGATGGTCATCCTGTGATTTGATTCCGCTTCCGGCTTTTTAACTCTGTTCCTCTACACGGGAGAAATTCGATGTCGATTAAACATTACGATGTTGTCAGGGCGGCGTCGCCGTCAGACCTTGCGGAAAAGCTGACACACAAACTGAAAGAGGGCTGGCAGCCATACGGCGGACCGGTTGCCATTACGCCGTACACACTGATGCAGGCGGTGGCTATTGAAGGAGAGCCACAGGTCGGCCCTTCATCTGAGCCGGATTGGTACTACGTCATCGTACTGGCCGGGCAATCCAATGCCATGGCTTACGGTGAAGGGCTTCCGCTGCCGGATTCATACGATGCTCCGGATCCGCGCATTAAACAGCTGGCGCGCCGCAGTACAGTGACGCCGGGCGGGGCTGCCTGCAGATATAACGATATTATTCCGGCTGACCACTGTCTGCATGATGTGCAGGATATGAGTACGCTGAATCATCCGAGGGCTGACCTGAGCAAAGGGCAGTACGGCTGTGTCGGCCAGGGTTTACATATTGCCAAAAAACTGCTCCCGTATATCCCGAATAACGCGGGGATCCTGCTGGTACCATGCTGTCGTGGTGGTTCGGCATTTACCCAGGGCGCGGAGGGGACATTCAGCGAGTCCACGGGGGCCAGTCAGGATTCGGCACGCTGGGGGGTGGGCAAGCCGTTATATCAGGATCTGATTTCCCGCACAAAAGCGGCATTGCAGAAAAATCCCAAAAACGTTCTGCTGGCCGTCTGCTGGATGCAGGGTGAGTTTGACATGAGCGCCGCCACCCACGTACAGCAACCTGCGCTGTTTACAGCCATGCTGACACAGTTTCGTGCTGACCTCTCCGTGTTTAACGCGCAGTGCCATGGTGGCAGTGCTGCAGATGTGCCGTGG